TACAGCAGATAATATATTTACTTGTATTAATGCTCATGCAGATTTTTCAGCAGCTAACCCAGCAGCCAATGTAGTGACTGTAACTAGAGCAGCAGTAGGTAGTGATAACCTTACTGTTACTTCTTCAGATACTACTAGAATGGCTGTTACTGATTTTACTGGAGGAACTCCATTAACAGGAACAGGATCTGATTTTGGAACATTCACACAATTTGGTGAGTATGTTATTTTTAGTAATGGAGTAGATGCACCTCAATATTATTTAATGGGAACCTCATCTGCTTTTGCAAATCTTAGTACAATTGTTTCTGCAGGATCAGTACCTACATTTAGAGTTGCAGGAGTTGTTAGAGATTTCTTAGTGACTGGAAATATATCAGGATCTACAAACAGAATTCAATGGTCAGGCATTAATGATATTACAGCCTGGTCAGGTAAACAATCAGACTTACAGGATTTACCTGGATCTGGTGGACAGGTGACAGCGATAACATCAGGCGAAGTAGGTTATGTATTTAGACAAAACCAAATCATTCGTATGGACTATGTGGGTGGTGCAACAGTATTTAGATTATCTGTAATCTCACCTAATAGAGGTGCTATTTACGGAAGAACAGTATGTCAGGATAATAGACGAGTATTCTTTTATGCTGATGATGGTTTCTACGAAATACAAGGAGATACAATCCTTCCTATTGGTGCAGAAAAGGTTAATAGATTTTTTGATCTTAATCTTAATAAAGGATTTCAAGATAGAATTTGTGCAGCAGTAGATCCATTTAATCAATTAGCCATGTGGTTATATCCTTCTGTTAATAATACAACAAATACAACAGGTATCTGCGACAGAATTATTATTTATAACTATGTTACAAAGAAATGGTCATTAGCTGAAGCTAGTGCCAGTTCAATATTTGCACAGTTTGTAGGAGCTTATACTGTAGAATTAATGGATATTATATCTACAAATTTAGAAAAAATTAATGTAGCATTAGATACTGATTTTTGGTCTGGTGGACAAATGTTTTTAGGAGCTATTGATTCAGATTATAAAGCAGCTATCTTTGCAGGAACTGATAATGAATCAGAAATAGAAACTGATGAAATTGAACCTTTCCCAGGATTAAGAGCTAACATATTAGGTGTTAGACCTTTTATAAATGCAGCATCAACTATTACAGTTAAAACAAGAGAACGATTACAAGATACAGCTACAGAATCCTCTTCAGCATCTACAGTAACAAGTGGTGTTAATCCAGTTAGAGAATCTGGAAGATTTGTCAGAGCTAATGTTAAGATAGCTTCAGGAACAGGTTTTGATCATGCACAAGGTATAGATCTTGCAGCAACTAGAGCAGGAGTAAGATGAGTGATACAATTAATATAGACAATGTAAGATATTCTATGGAAACACAGGAATACTTTCAAAGACAATTAGAGGAAGCAGTCAATACTTTAGTAAATAAAAATAATACTGAAAGCGATAAAGAATTCGCTTGGTTTATGAATTAGGAGAATTATGGCAGGAACATATATAGGAAAATACGATACA